ATGGTGGTTAAGGGGGCACCGGCAACCTTGGTTGATTTGCAGGTGTTGACCATGACACCAAACCAGGCGGCACTAGCAAGTCTGATTATGGCACTGTCGAGGTTAAACAAGCCATGCAGCCTGGATATTTATTTAGAGAATCAGTACGTGGCAGCAGGTATTGAGAAGTGGATAAGTTCGTGGAGCGCGAACGATTGGAAAAATAGTAAGAATATGACAGTGGAGAACGTGGTGGAGTGGCAACTTTTAACATACATGTTATCCAGGCATGAATATAGATTGCATCTGAAAGAGAATCATTCGTACAAAAACTGGATGATGGAAAACCTAACAAACGTTGATTTTCCGAAGTGCGAGGGCACTTTTGAGAAGGAGTAAATGTGGCATCGAAAAGAGCAAGAGCGTGTGAATTTAGCGCGAAAGAGCGTGAAGTGATATATGAGCGTGACCAACACCACTGCATATTTTGTGCAGCAGGATACCGGATGGACGAGATTGATCCATACGGAACAACCATCATGGAAGTTATGCATTACATTCCGCGTTCCCAGGGTGGACTAGGCAGCAGGAGAAATTCTGCCATTGGATGTAAAAGCCATCACATGATGCTAGACAACGGTTCCAAGGGATACCGTGCAGAGATGCAGGATATCTTTAGAGAATATTTACAGTCCAATTATTCGGACTGGAACGAAGAAGACTTAGTGTACAACAAGTGGAAGGAGTTTGCAGTATGAACCAAATGGGAACATGCAGATTTTGCGGACAGCAGAGCATGATTGTTGTCGGCAAAGAGTTAAGCGAGGAAGAAATCAATGAACTTGCAACCATGGAGTGTAAGTGCCAGGATGCCAGGGAGTATCAGTGCAGGAAGGATTCTGTTACAGCAGCGGAAGCCTGGATTGATGCGCACGACTGGAACGAAGAAACGGTTGAGTTGTTCAAGAAGGCAGCAGGTGCCGTAATCGACAAGCAGGTAGATCGTGTCACCGTCAAGAAGGATGATTTTAACTACACGATCAAGGTGAACGGTGAAGGCCATCTAACTATTTCACAGAAGCAGACTATCTCCGGTGAAGAGAGATTCTGATAAGGGTTGAAACACCTGGGGAGACCCGAAAGAAACATGTTTACCTTAAAGGGCATATACCACAGTCAGATTTTAAAAGCCATCAATAGGGGGCATACAGCCCCCGGAAAGGAGTGTATGGGGGATGATTCAGTGCGCATGTTGCGGCAAGATGTTTACTCCAAGGCACGGCAATCAGAAGAAGTGCAAGTCCTGCAGGACCAGGGAAATGAATAAGCCGAAGGCAGACCGCAAGAAAGCAGGGGAACTACGGAAAAAGTATGGAACCGGGAAAAGCAGCAACTGGAAGTGTGAGGTATTTCCAAATTGCGAACGTTGCCCATTCCCGGATTGTATAGATAACAGCAGCAGGATGTTTGTAAGCGAGGTAGATGAATAATGGGACAATGGGTGAACTATAGAAGGAAGTACAAGGAAAAGGACAAGAAGGAATATCGGGCACAGGCCGGCAGGAAAATTTATTGGACCGAGGATAAATCGGATTCAAATATTATCAAGTGGGAAACAGCAACAAAAGCACACCTAGTAGCATACCGGATTGTTAATGTGAATGACGAATACGGATACGGAAGCGAAGAGTGGAATGAGTAGAAGGGAGTAGGAAATGTCAGAAGAAAATATGGAAAAATATGGAACGTTTGAAGAATTTTTGGATGCTTTTAGCTTTAAGGATTCTGCAGAAGTGTACTCCAACGGAGTAATGATGATACCAGTCTTTAGAGTTAAGCAGTGGATGCAACACATGGAGAAGCAGCAGGGCAAGAATATGAAACCGGTAAGTTACTTAATGGACCCAAATGACTGCAAAAATGGATTTGTACCGATAGGCGATCATGTTGAACTTTTAGATGGAATGCCAACAGAAGTTATAGATGCTGTAAAAGAGGAATTTGCAGAGCATTTATTACATTTTTGCAAAGAAAAAATTCATTACAGCGTAGAAGAAGAAAACGGCAAGAAAGTTCTGAAAGGATACTTGTACGTAGAGGGGTGAAAATTGATGAAACCGGTAGAAGTACTAAGCAACTTAAAACTTTATGACCTATGGGACGTAATGAACTACCCACTGAGGAAGGAAGAGGCCGAGGCCATCATTGAGGCATTGGAGCAGCAGGAGCCGGTAGAAGTCCAAGCACACACCATATGGGATGATATCACAGGCGGCATATGTGAATGCGGAAAGCGGCTAAATGGAACGGATAAGTTCTGCCCGGAGTGTGGACGGAAGTTGAAGTGGAAGGAGTAGAAAAAATGAAAAAATTATTTGTATCAGTACCGATGAAGGAAAGAACAGAGGAAGCTATTCGTAATTCGATTGCAAAGATGAAGAAGATTGCAGAGGCATACGAAGGTGAAGAGTTAGAGCTGATTGACTCATACATTGAGGATAAGCCGCCGGTGGATGGGAAAACATCTGTATGGTACCTGGCAAAGAGCATTGAGAAGCTTGTTGATGCTGATGTGCTTATTACGGTATCAGAAGCGTATATGTGGAGCGGTTGCTATATCGAGAGCGAAGTAGCAGGAAGATATGGAATTAAAGTATACAGAGTGGATGAAGATATTGTACTCGGTGACTTTGAAGAAATCAGAAGAAGGATGTATGCAAATGAAAGAGTACCGGTAGGTGAGTAGGTATGTATCATAAGATGTCGGATTTTTATTCTAAAGAGCTGATAGAAGCTTGCAAACCATATGAAAACGTAAAGTTTGAGGAAGAAGAATGGGAAGAGGAAAGCCAACCTACCGCAGACGTAAAGCCTGTGGTGCATGGTAAGTGGGAAAAGAATGAGCATACGTTTTTAACTTGTAACAAGTGTGGGTTTGTTAATAAGTACAACAGAATGCAGTATGCGTATTGCCCTAACTGTGGAGCAGATATGAGAGGTGGTGAGAAATAATATGCACGAAATAACAATCAAGTTTAAGGACAGAAACAGGTCTGATTTGAAAGTGAAATCAAAAGAATATCCACTCAATTGGGGCACAGGAATGATTCAAGTACAAGTGGCCTGCAAGAAAGGCATAAGCGTTGATAAGGTGTTTTCGACGGATATCATTGAAGAAATGACCGTTGTATCAAGAGAGGATGCTAAGGATGAAAGTGAACCAGTTCATTAAGCCTTGCCCTTTATGCGGCAAGGAATTAAGTACCTGCAACTTGACTGTTGGAAACGCAAAAGGAATCCAGGGACAATGCCAGTGTGGACTATCTTTTTCCATACAGGAAGATATATATGGACCGGATGAACCATTGAAGGTATGGAACACACGCATCCTGGAAGAGGAACTGAAACAGCAGTTGAACGAGGAATTGAAGTACACTGCAGAACTAGTAAAGGCATTGAAGGAAGCAGGTGCAGCAGTACCGAAGAAGGTAACAAAGCAGCAGTTGTTAGCACATGATCCATTAAAAGCAAAAACGAAGGGAGAAAAATTATGACACAGGAGTTATACGATGAACTTAAAGAAGCGGTAGGAAGAAAGTTAAAAACAGATGAATGGAAAAAAATTATTGCAGAGAACTTCGAAGTTTCTGATGTTACAGCAGGAGCTATGAAATATGCAATGATTGACATGAAAATGTCGGTAGACAGACGAAGAATAGATGCGGAAGAAGTGGTAACGGAACTTGAAAAAGACCTTGGACATGAACTTGAAAGAATAATCGTGGAATGTAATGAACTAACTGCAGAACAGAAGGAATGCATTGAGAAAGCTATTGTTGATGTAAGAAAATTTAGGGCGATTAAGAACATGATTTAGGAGAAATGGAGATGAAAACATGTAAAGGCTGTTACGCAGCAGAAACAGGACAGCATCCATTATCCGGGGAACCGCACGGATGCGTCCTTGGATATAAGAATGACGGAGAAGGACATCCAAGGGAGAAATGTCCGAAGCCGAAGTCGTGGAAGCAGTTGGATAATTGTAAGCAGTGAGGGAAAACAAATGGCGCATGGACATGATCGAAAGTACAAGGAAGACGAACACGTAACCTGCCCCTTCTATAAGAGGGAGAGTGATGTTGAAATCAAGTGTGAAGGTATTGTATCAGACGTATTGTCGAATCGGTTTACAACGACGCAGCAGAAAAATTGTCATAAGGACACATTCTGCAAGGGAGAGTATTGCGCCTGCAGACTATATGAGACATTGATGGAAAAGTATGAAGGGGAGCCTGTTTAAGGTTCCCTTTTTCTATGGGCCACCTATCAAATCGGGCGAAAATATGCAACATTGTGGATAAGGGCAAAGTGATTGTTATGAAACAACCTACAGAAAAGCAAATTAAATTTATTGAGGCACTTGTAGCAGGTGCATCGAAACGTGATGCATACCGGGCGGCCTATGCGACAAAAAATATGAACCCGAAAACCATTGATAAAAGGGCATTTGACTTGCTAAAAAATCCGGTGGTGAAGGGGTGGTACGACAAAGTTCAAAAAAATGCACTTGAAAAAATACAAGAAAGTCAAGAATTTACTGCAAAAACAACCATCAACAAATATGTGCAAATTGCTAATGCAGATATTGGTAACTACCTGGTGGAGAATGGCAAGGACCGGCAGGGACGTAAGAAATACTCCGTAAACCTTGAAAATACGGACACTAGCGCGATTAAGTCATTGCGATTTGATAAGGACACCGGGCATATTACATACCTGGAAATGTATTCAAAGATGGACGCACTGAAAGTCCTAGCAGAAATCACCGGAGCAATCAACGCTGCCAACACTGACAACGATATCAAGATTGTACTGGAAGGTGATGCAGGGGAGTACGCAGAATGATATTTAGTGTACCGAGACCGAACAGAAAACAGGAACGTTTTTTGCGAGATAAACATCGTCATGTGGGATTCGGTGGAGCGCGAGGCGGCGGCAAATCGTGGGCAATAAGAGTCAAGTCAATATTACTTGCATTGAATTACCCAGGAATACGTATCTGCATTGTGCGCCGTACATATCCGGAGCTTGAAGAAAACCATATCGTGCCAATGAAAGCAATGTTGCACGGTATAGCAACCTACAATAAGCAGGAAAAGAAGTTTACGTTTCCAAACGGTTCAACAATTAAGTTCCAATATTGCAAAAACGATGGAGACCTGGATAACTTCCAGGGTGTTGAGTTTGACGTAATATTTATTGACGAGGCCACACAGTTTACCGAGTACCAGTTGAAATGTATAGCGGCATCCTGCCGTGGTACAAACAATTTTCCGAAGCGCGTGTATTACACCTGCAACCCTGGTGGACCAGGACACGGATATATTAAGCGCATATTCATTGACCGAAGATACCAAGACAATGAAAATCCGGACGATTACAGTTTTACACAGGCACTTGTGCAAGACAATCAAGTGCTTATGGAGATGGACCCGGAGTATATCAAGAACCTTGAAGCCTTGCCGCCAAAACTGAGGCGCGCCTGGTTAGAGGGAGACTGGGATATATTCGAAGGCCAGTTCTTTGAAGACTTCATAGATGATCCGGAACATTACCAGGACCGCAAGTGGACAAACGTAATAGAGCCGTTCGAGATTCCGGAAACATGGAAAATCTACCGGTCATACGATTATGGATATGCCAAGCCGTTTTCAGTTGGATGGTGGGCCGTTGATTATGACGGTGTATTGTACCGCATCATGGAGATGTATGGTTGCACAGGAGAACCGAACGTAGGAGTAAAGTGGACTGCAGATAAGCAGGCCAAGGAAATCCGCCGGATAGAGACAACACACCCATGGTTGAAGGGGAAAAACATATACGGACCTGCAGACCCGGCTATATGGGAAGCCCAGGCCGATGGAATATCCATTGAGGAAGTCATGGTAAAGAATGGAGTCATATTCGAGCGTGGAGCCAATGCAAGAATACCAGGGTGGCAGCAGGTGCATTATCGTTTGGCATTTGATGAAAATGGATACTCTATGTTTTATGTGTTCAACAACTGCAAGGATTTCATCCGGACGATTCCGCTATTGATGTATGACGAACATAAGGCGGAAGACCTGGATACGGAACTAGAGG